TGAGGCGGCCCGATCTCAAAGCCCTGCAGGCGCAGTGCGACCGCTTCAATGCCACCTATCCGGTCGGCCAGTTCGTTACCGTTCGCAAAGACAACGGCGAAGGCGTCATCACGCGAACCCGCGCGGCCGCCGAAGTCCTGTCGGGTCACTCGGCTGTCATCTGGCTCGAAGGCATTTCTGGCTGCTACCTGCTCGACCGCATCGTCCCGATGACGGGCATTCAGGGCCGCTCGGCCCAAATGGTGATCGTTGACGAAGGCGCTTTCCAATGAGCGTGTTTGGTCACGGCCCATCGCGGCGAGAGACGGCGATCCTCGATATGAACGATCGCGGGGTCAAACCCAACAAGATCGCCGATCAGTTGAACTTGTCGCCGCGCTATGTCCGGCAGGTCATCGCCTCGCTTGCATCGCCGCCCGTTGGCAACTGGCAGGCCGACGCGCGCATCGGCAGCGACGAACTGCTGCGCGCGCTGCGCCGTCATCATCCTGACCGTTGTGGAGTCCGGGCATGACCGCGCTCGCCGCATGGTCCCCAGCCCCGACCGGCATCGATCCGCGTCTCTGGGCGCCGAACCCCGCGCTGGGCGATCCCGTCCAGGCGCTTTGGAGCGAGCTGCGCTTTGCGTCGCGACCGCTCGACCGGTTCGAGCTGGTGATGGGCGCCGCCCGCTTTCTCGCCGGGCCGCACCGGATCGACCTCCGCCTGCTCTCCCGCTGGGTCGCGGCGGGCTTCGTCGCCGCGATCGGCAAGCCGCTCCGCTACAGCCTCGAAAGGAAATATTCCGCCATGGCCTCGCCGCCGCCGATGCCCGCCCCGGTTCGCCCCATCCCCTTGCCCCGGCGTTCGCAGCGTCAGCGCCTTTGGTCGGCGATGCGCGTCCTTGGTGCCTTCGACCTGACCACGCTGCTGATCGCAGCCGAGTCGACGCGCCGCGGCGCAATGGACATGATCCGCATCCTCGAACGTGGCGGCTGGCTGCGGCCGACGCAGAGCGGGTGGACTACCGCGGGCGGGCGCATGTGGGGGCCGGTTGCGCCGACATGGACCCGCTACGCGCTCGGTTCCGCCCCGATCATCCGTATCACCGATCAGCGCGACGGCAGCATCGTCGACATCCCCGGCCGCGCGCGGTCCCGCGCCGATCGCCGCCCGGACAGCTCCCCCGAGGCCCTCGCGGGCGGGGGGGTAGGTTAACCATGTCCAGTAACCTTAACAAAGGCATGAGCAATGTGGAGCGCGCGCGCGCCGCTTGGCCCGACACGCCCCACTGGGTCCTTCTGCTCGCTGCGGCATCCGACGCGACCAGTCAGCGCGAAGCCGGACGCCGCATCGGCCGATCGAGCGGCTATGTCAGCCGCGTTCTCAGCAACACCTATGCCGGCAGCCTTGCCGAGGCCGAGATGCTCGTCCGTTCGGCGTGGGGGGCAGAGATCGTCGCCTGCCCGCTGTGGGGGGATATCCCGCTGTCGAGCTGCATGGCGCATCGCCGACGCAAGGCGCCCGCCCGGACGTCGGTCCATCACCTCTATCGCAACGCCTGCCCGACCTGCCCGAACAATACCGACGGGGCGTTGCTGGGGGAGGAGGTCGCATGACGGGCGGCCCGATCCCGGCGACCCCGAGCTGGCGCGTCGCCGTGCTGCACGTCGCGTGGATGTTCCCGACCGGCTGGCTCCTCCTGTGGGGCGTGATGGCGGTGTTCCCGTGATCGCCGACGATCCCCAGCCCGCCGCGGCCCGCGCCGCGATGCTCGTCTCCGCCATTCTCACCGGCACGCTGCTTGCGGCGGCCGTCCTCGCCACCCCGCTCATCTGAAAGGAACTTTATGGGACGCCGCAAATCCGCCCCGCAAACCGCACCATCGACCGTTGACGAAGCCATCGACACGATCGGCCGCTACCTCGGCAAGATCGCGGTGGTCGACGAAGCCAGGGCCGATGCCGACGCTGCGATCGCCGCCATACAGGCCCAACGCGATCAGTTCGTCGCCCCGCTCCTTATCGAGATCGAGGATCTGTTCCTGCAGCTTCGCGCCTGGTGGGCGGTCGCCGCCCCCGCGATGACCAAGGGCAAGCGTAAATCGATCGAGCTGGCGGGCGCGCTGATCGGTGAACGCACCACGCCGCCGTCGCTCAAATTGCCGAAGGGCAAGAAGGTCGGCGAAATGGTGTCGGACCTGCTCGCCGCGCTGGCCGGCGATTTCCTCGTCACCAAGCATTCGCTCGACAAGCCCGCGATCATCAAGGCGCTGCGCGCGCAGATCGACCCCGAAGACGACGAACTGGCGATCGAGCGGCGCGACCAGCAGATCCTGCGCGACAAGCTGAAACTGACGGTTTCGCAGCGCGACGAGTTCTTCATCGATCGCGCTGCGCCCAAGGATCCCGATCCCGAAACGGTGCCGGTTCCGGCGCCCGCGATCGCCGAGGCGCGGTCGTGATCCGCGCCGCCATCAACGTGGCCGGCGAGGCGCAGGTGATCCTGCGCTTCGCCAATGGCTGGACCGCCGCCCTGATCCCGCACCCCGACGGCACCGCAACGCTCGCCGCCTGGGCAAGCCACGACGACGCCCCTCGGCGCGGCCTGATGAACGTCGCGGGCGACGGTCCGTCTCGCGCCGATGAAGCCGTCGACTTCCTCACCACCATCGCCGCTGCAGCAGGAGTGAAACCCCATGACAACGCAATTTGAAGCCGACCTGTGCCCCGAGACACGCTCGCCGCGCATCCGCCTCAACTTCGCCAACGGCTGGAGCGCCTCCATCGTACTGCGTCAGGGCGCGAGGAATGGGTGCGATTTTGCGCTCGCCGCGCTCGCTCGATGCCCGACCGGTCGTTGGGGAACTGGCGCGACCGAGCTCGGCGAATGCGAAGCGTCGCCCGACGAGGTTGCCGCCTTCATCGCCGAGGTCGCATCGTTTCCGCAGGTGTCCGCGTCATGACCGACAGCAACACCTTCCTCTTCATGCACGCGGGAACATCCGCACATCCCCGGCCCGACGGCATGGAAGCGAACTTCCCGCACGGCGCGATCGGCATCGCGATCGTCGATGGCGATCTGTGCATCTGCATCTCGCCGCGCGGCGGCGCCGACACGGTCGCCGCGCGTCTGAACGGCAGTCTGCTCGACGACTTCTGCGGCGTGCTTGCCGACCAGCTCGACAAGATCCGCCCGCCCGACGCCGACGGTGATCCGCTTCCCGGAGAGACGCCATGTCCGGCCCTCCACTGACCGATGTCATCACCCTCCGCGTCGACCGCTTCAAGCACTGGCTGCCGCAGCTCGTGAACGCAGTCGCGCAGATCGGCGATACTGCGCCGGAGCGGCTGATAGGGCCGTCGAAGGCGCCGTCGCTCGTTACCCTGCGTCACGCCTTCATGGTCGCGGCGCGGGAGGAGATGGCGAAGTCCTATCCGCTGATCGGACGGACCCTGGGCGGGCGGGACCATTCCACCGTGCAATACGGATATCGCGCCGCGCGCCAGCGCTGCGAAAGCGATCCCGAGTTCCGCCAGCTCGTCGGCGTCGTGCGCAGCGTCGCGCGCGTGATCGCCCACCGCGAGCTGACGGTGGTCGAAATGGAACCGGAGCTGCCGCTGTGATGCCGAACCCCGGCCACTGCCCCCAAGAAGCGACCGGGAAACGCGTCCGTGTCCGCCTTTGCGACGGCTCGATCCCCAAGGACGTCGACGGCGCCCCGAAAGGCTGGGCCGCCGACGGACGCGGCGGCTGCCGCTGGTCGCTCACCGGCCATCCCTTTGACATCAAGGAATATGAGGTGATCTCGTGACACCTAACCAACGGAAGCTGCTCGAATTTGTCCGTGAGTACATCAACACTCACGGTAGCTCGCCAACCTATAGCGAGATGGCCGACGGGATGCAGCTCAAGAGCAAATCGCGCGTCGGCAAGAATTTGGAGGTCTTGATCGAGCAGGGTTACCTGATCCGTCAACCCAACCGCTACCGCGGCCTCGAACTGCCGCACGCGAGCCTCGCGGCCGTGCCGACATCCGCCCTGCGCGACGAACTGCGCCGCCGCAATCAGGACGCGCGGCCGTGAGCGCCCGCCGCGCACCCAGCTCGGCGCCGTCGAAGGGCTCGCCGCTGATCCGCGCCGTGATGGCCGCTTGCCGCCGCCTCGGCATCGACGACGAAACGCGCCGCGCAATCCAGTTGGAGAAGATCGGCAAGGCTTCGCTCACCAAAATGTCGGCGGCCGAGCTGACCGAGCTTCGCGATCATTTCAACCGCGGATGGACCGGCCCGACGAACCAGCGCCCCGTCATCGGCAAGATCCGCGCGCTATGGTGGTCGCTCTACTGGATCGGCGCGATCGAGCGTGTCGATGACGATGCGTTGAACGCCTTCATCAGGCGGCAGGCACACGTCCAGCACATCAACTTCCTCGACCACAAGCTGGCGCCCTCGGTGATCGAGGCGCTCAAGTCGTGGCTCGAGCGCGAGGGGGTGATGTGGTGGTCGCCCGAGCAGCTCGCCGACGTTGTCGCGACCGCGGCCGTGCCCTTCACCCAGGCGCAGGCCGACCGCCATGCCGTCCTGTCCGCGCTCGGCGAGCGCATCGATCGCGCGGGCCTGATCCATAAGGCCGGCCTCTATGGCTGGATCGGGGCAGTCGTCAGCCGTCCGACGCCCAACCAATGGTCGTTCACCGATAGCGAACTCGACCAGGGCCTGCGCGAGCTGGGCAAGAAATACCGCCGCTGGCTCGCGAAACAGGGACAGGCGCTTTGAAGATCGACCGCCCCTGTACGATCGAGGATATCCCGATCCCGACCGACGTCCGCGTCACCCGACGCTGGACGGAGCAAATGTGCGAGATGGCCGCCCATATCGGCCCCTATCGCACGCTGCTCGTGATCGACACGCTCGGCGGACAGGAGATCCACATCCCCAGCAAGCCCGAACGCAACCGCCTCGCCGACGTGATCGGGGACGAGGGCGCGATCATCATGTCGCGGATCTACGGCGGCAACCTCTTGCGCGTCCCGGTCGGTAAACCGGCTTTGAACGAAGCACGCCGGGCCAGCGTGATCGCCGCGATCCGCGCGAACAAGATGTCGATCGCCGCCGCCGCCCCGATCCTGCGCACCTCGCGCAGCTACCTGAGCCACCTCGTCAATGCGACCGACGAGGGCGAAGATGCTATCCCGCTGGTGCCTCGGCGCGACCGCCACGATCCGCGCCAGCTCGATATGTTTGGATCTTCGGGCAATAGCCTAGGTAGCGTGGACAAAACCAACGCTGGCGGGAATGACTGATTTGGGGTGGGAAGCGGGCGTTAGTGCTTGTTCAATTGAGACAGCGCGACATGAAACACGCTAAGTTCCATAGAAAGGAATGCACCGCAAAACCATAGCAGATAGCCTTGGGTTCCGATCCATTGATGGACGAACATCAAAGGTATGACCCCGACAACCAAAATTGCTCTGGTCCATATCAAAAGCGGAGAGCCTACGGCTTTACCCAAGAGGCCCCATTCAGGGTCACCCAATTTTATACGACGATCGGGCGAAGCCCCGTCTCCATACATTTTCACATGAGCGATGCTCAGTGCATCAGGAATCCTTCGGTCAAAGAGCATCCGCAAAAACAAGATCAGCACCATCCCGGCCGAGAGCATGAGTGCCGGGAAAATGGTTAGGCGCAACCATTCAAGCGAGGGTCCTAGAAGTGCAATGGCGCCCGACGCGATGGCTACCAACAATCCAATTCGCTGCAAGGATATGTCGAACATCGAGACTTCATAACAATGTTTTGATTGGCCACAATCGGTCATTTGCTGACATCTCTTTCCGAAATGAACCGAAC